GAAGCACTTGGCATTCCTTGTAATAAGTTTTGTCCTAATTGTAACCTTGTGAATGGTTCTTGAGCTTGTTGTAATAAATTTTGACGTTGTGCATCTAGTTCTGCTTGTGACTGTCCTTGTCTCAATGCACCTAATTGTGATAGCTGTGATATGTCTGCTTGACCTAATGCCTGCTGTAATCGTCCTATATCACCCGTAGTACCTGCTAAAGTGCCAAAGGCTTGTCCAAGACCACCAGATAGTCTTCCTGCGTTCTGTGCCGCTTGCAGAGCTGTTCCAAAGCCACTAGCTAACAACTTAGATAATGTATCTGCTTTAACTCTTTGTAATCCTCTGTCTGCTTCTGCTCTTTGCACACCTTGTCTTGAACCACCAAAAGCACCAGCTCCAACCGCTGCAGCATCTGCTCTTGATCTTTGCAACGCTGCTTGTCTGTCAAGCTCATTCATCGCCACATCTATAACTTGTTGTTGAAATGGATTTTGAAATTGTTGAATTGATTCAGGTTGCAAAAACTGTAATCCAGATGTTAATGCTTGTTGACCAGCTAATGATTGATCTCTTGCTCCCTCTACAAATGGTCTAAAAGATCCAACTAAGTTTTCACCAAGTGATATTGCACGTTCTCTTAGAGGGTCTATGCCTGCAATTTGAAATTGAGGTAAGTTAAGGGGAGAATCAAGCAGACCTGGCGTGGTTTGATCTTCACCATCAAACTCACCAAATCCAGTCTGCAATAATCTTTTTTGCAGACCCTCTAAGAACGGAGGTAACCTTTGTATATTTTCTACAGTTTGAACAGCCATTATGCCCTCGCTTCCAATTGATCCATCATGTTGTAGGCTCTTTGTATTCCCTTTCGTGAATTGCCATCACCTAATCCCTTTACAGCATCTTTTGTTAAGACGAACTCTCCAGCCATAAGCATTGCAGGAACATCATCTTTTGTACCTGAACCTTCTGATGGATCTATGCCACCTGTTCGTCTTGGAAATCCCATCTCTCCACCCTCTTTTGCAAAGGTTATACCACCTAGTTTACCACCAGGTCCACCAGATCCAAAAGGTCTTCTCTCAAAGGATGTCCTTGTATCTTCATCTTCATCATCACCTGACAGCAGTTGTGCTAATAAACCTGCTGTTAAACCCTCTCCTAATGGTGTATTAAGCAAACGAGCAAATAAATTGTCACCACCAACACCAGCAGATTTTAACAATTCTGCACTAAATGTTCTTGGTTTAAATGTTTCTGCTATTTGTTTAGCTGATTGTTCAGATGGCACTGTTGATACACCCATTCTTTTTGCTATTGCAGGATTACTAGGAGGAGGTTGTGATGACCCACCACGAACAATTGTTTTGGATGCAGCTTCACCAGCTTCATCAATTCCTCTAAATTTATCAAAGGCTGCACCACTTGCACCTGCTAACAAAGCGTCTCTTAAAGAGTCTTTTGTGCTACGACCCATTAATTTACTTGTTAAAGCACCTGTTATAGCTCTTTGAGCAAACGGACCTAATCCTGTTGTTCCTAAAGCAGCAGGACCTATAAATGTTCCTAAAGCAACTGGTGCTATTCTTTTAAGAAATCTTCCTAAACTCATATTGTTACCTTATCTTATTTTAACAAATTCGTCTATATGCCTTTTAAATTCTTGACAATGCACTTGTTGTTACCCTTGTTTTTGATAATTCTTGAATACTAGCCACAACGTGTAATCTATTTGCTGTTGCCGCTTGTACTTTTAATATCTCACCACTTTGTAATATTAGATCTCGTGTAAGCAATTCAACTGTTGTATTTGCTCCCACTGCTTTAACTTTAAATAATACAAATGTATCACTCCCACTTACGAGTGTGACTGTTATTGTATCAGCATTTCCACTATCTTCAGCAACTAAAATAGAACTTACAACTGCTGCGTTAAAATCGGCATCAGTAGGAACTGTAAACAAAGTTGTTAAATTTGTTGTAGTTAAATCTACCTTTGCATTTGTAATACCTTGAATATATTGAGGAATACTGGTTATTAGCATTAGCGTCTACCATCCTCTCTAACATCAACTCTTGGTGTTCCTAATTTATATTTTGTTCCTAGTGATGTGGAATCAATTCTTAAAGCAAAAGACCTCCCTCGTAAACGATAATCTAACTTTTGTGTAAATTGTTCTACTGGTGTGGTTGCAGATCTCTGTGTTGTATTCTCTGTAGTCTGATTAAAATTAGCACCAGGATTATTTCTTGATTTCATAGTAAATGATACATCAGGATTAACACTTGTAGATCCGTTAAATGTTATATCAGGTATGACTTGTTTTAATGACACAAACTTATCACCATCACCTATGTCAATGGCAGAAGATTCTATAAATGATGTCATAGCAGATCCATCATCATCAAAACCTACTTCATGGTTGTAAAGATACTGATTGCCAGTTGCTTGTGGTAAGTTTCTTATACCTCTATCAAGCCATGCTTGTCTTGCAAGTGTGCCATAATACCAAACTTTTTCTAAATAATTATAAGCAACATACTTATCTACAGTCGTGCCACTAGATGATGGATAGAACCACAATATCTCACTAAATTCAGAATTTAAACCAACATGAACTTTATCACGTTCTTCAAAATTGAAATCTAAAAAAACTTTGTCTTTTACAGTGCATGGTAATTGTATTGTTTGACCACCTCCATACACATAAAACGTATCAACTCCCATCCAATACACTGCATCTTCAACAGCTATTGCAGAAAATGGACTCATTATAGTTATATTTTTTGATAGCTCTTGTAGACCAAATGTAAATGGTGGACCTATAAACTTCATTGCGTGTAGTGTTTTGTTAGTGAAGACTAATATCTGTTGTTTTGTTTCAACAGCTTGTACGAAGGTAGATCCACCACCTAATCTTAAATCACCTGCTGTATTTGTAGCAGTTGGAAAAAAATCCACTGGATTTTCTTGTGAAGAAAAACGTATTAACAAAGGATCTTGCACACCATTTCCTTGTGTAGCAGACGAATCTGCACCTAGCCCATCACAACCAAAGACAATAACGTGTCGATCTTGATCTGATACAAGAACTTGTTTAGCTATTGTAGGCACACTTGTTTCTCCAGAATATGTGCTTGTTGCACTAAGTTCTATAGCTCTAGTGCCTAAACCATTTGTTTTATCCCAATAAAATATACCACCATCTCTTGGATTAATTATTATATCTTCACCAAAATTATCATGTGACCATAATCTAATCTGTGCGCCAGGCACTGTTACACTCGCTGCATTACCCCAACCAACAAAATCATTTGCAGAATCTGCATTACCTACAGCTAATCTTACAAGTGTATTATCTGCGTGTGTGGCTGCAGTTGTTCCACTATGTCCACGAGTTACAGTCATTGTATTATCATCAGAAGTTGCTGATACAAGCATCAATTCGTTATCTACAAGGATTACGTCATTTGCTGTATTCATGCCAGTTTCATCATCTACATCTACATCAGTTTCACTAGCATCTAAAGCTTCATTAAGTTGTGTTGCTAAAGCACCAGATGTCGTGCCACTCCATTGTCCTGCACCCCAACCAGTTCCACCAACTGTGTTATCTAATCCTACGTTTATTTGATAAGCACCTACAACACTACCACCACCATTGCCAGTGTCAGATGAGTTAGCTGCCACACTTGATGTAATTGTGTAGGCATTAGAGCTAATGATAGATACAATCTGAAACTCTGCATTAAGTATTGTAGCTGTAATAGTGCCACCTAAAGTTGCCGCACCAGAAAATGTTACAAAGTCTTTCTCATTAGCACCATGTGCTGGATCGGTAACTGTTATTGTTGTTGATCCATTTGTGGCGGCAAAAGTTACATCACCTGCACCTGTAGTATTTCTAATCGGTGTAATGTCATTAAACGTCTGACCCTCTTCTATGTAATATTTAAGATGTGTGCCAACACCCATGAAATCAGAACCATCAAGAGCTACCCAGTTATGCAATCTTCTAGCACTACCTAGATATTGATTAGGACTATATTTCTCCCAGCCACCAAATTTTTCTGGAAAACCAAACCTAAATCTTACTTTATCGCCATCAACAAAACCACCTTCATTACTGTAAGATGTAACATCTGATATAATACCAGGTTTAAATTTTAAGGCTTTCATAGGCATTAGAACGCACTCACTGATTTAGTTCCTGTGTAAGCATCTTCATTAACGCTACCACTTCCGTCATTTATGTCTTTTAAAGCAAAAGGTCTACTACTACCATCACTACCAGATATAGTACCTGTTAAACTAAAAGATCCGTCAGTCGTGGATCTTGTTTGTGTGTTTGTCGCACCAGCAGATACTGTTACAGAGTCAAAAGGATCTGCACCAGTTAA